TATTACTTTTGAAGAAGCTAGTTTTATTAAAGAAAAATTCATTGCTGATTACGATATTCGCGAATTGACTTTAATTGCTGAAAAGAAAGAAATTGAAATTAATACCAACATCGATGTACAATCATTTGAAAGTGTAGATCAAATTGTTAGTAATCAAATTATCAACATCGATAGCGACACATATGACAAAAATATTTTGTTGAGCATTTATAATAGCCTATGAAAATAAAAGAATTAACAGTTAAAAATTTTATGAGTGTGGGTAATCAAACCCAAGCTGTAAATTTTTGCAAGGAAAATTTAACACTTGTACTAGGTGAAAACTTAGACCAAGGCGGTGACGATAGCGGAAGTCGTAACGGCACAGGTAAAACAACTATTGTCAATGCACTTAGCTTTGCCTTGTTTGGTCAAGCATTAACTAACATTAAAAAAGATAATCTTATTAATAAGATTAACAATAAAAATATGTTGGTTACACTTACATTTGAAAAAGATGGTATAGACTATCGTATTGAACGTGGACGTAAACCAACACTATTACAATTTTTTGTAAACGACCAAGCACAAGACACAGAAGAATCCGATGACGCACAAGGCGATCAACGTGAAACACAAAAAGACTTAGACGATTTGATTGGCATGAGCCACGATATGTTCAAGCATATTGTAGCTCTTAACACTTACACAGAACCGTTCTTAAGTATGCGGGCCAATGACCAGCGTGCCATTATTGAACAGTTGTTGGGTGTTACACAGTTAAGTGAAAAAGCAGAAACACTTAAAGAATTAATTAAACAAACTAAAGATTCTATTACACAAGAAACAGCCAGCATTGAAGCTACTAAAAAAAGTAACGAAGGTATACAAAAAAGTATTGATAGTTTTTTAACAAGGCAAGCCGCTTGGAATACTCAACATGCTAACGAACTTGAAAAAATTGGACGTAGTATTGTAGAACTAGAAAGTGTAGATATCGAAGCAGAGCTTACAAAGCATGACGAGCTGAAAGTTTATGAAGAAGCTTCGCAGAAGCTAAAAAGCCTAAATAAGGAACGGGCTACGTTAGATAGCGCGATAGCGCAAGCGGAGCGAAGCGTCACGAAGTACGAGCGCGAGCTCAGCCTATTGGCTAGTAAGACCTGTCACGCTTGTGAACAAGAATTACATGATCACAAGCATGAAGAAATGACTGCTACAGCACAAGCTCACCTTGACGAGGCCCAAAAATATTTTGACAAGGTTACTAAAGATAGAGCTAAAATTGCCAGCGAAATAGACACTATTGGCGAGCTTAATGGGCGTCCAAAGACCTACTACGATACTCTTGAGCAAGCACTTAAACATCAGAATAATTTAAAGACTCTTGAAAATCAATTAACCATTAAAGCAATTGAAGCAGATCCTTATCAAGAGCAAATAGATGAATTAACAGATACAGCCTTGCAGGAAATTTCATGGGATAATGTTAATGCTTTAACCAGCTTAAAGGACCACCAGGAATTTTTACTAAAGTTGTTGACTAGCAAAGATAGTTTTATTCGTAAGAAGATTATAGATCAGAACCTAGCATACTTGAATAATCGGTTGACCTATTACTTGGACAAGATGGGCTTGCCCCATACCGTGCTATTCCAAAATGACTTAACCGTTATGATCACGCAACTGGGGCAAGACTTAGATTTTGATAATTTAAGTCGAGGAGAACGCAATAGACTTATCTTGTCATTAAGCTGGGCATTCCGTGATGTATGGGAAAGTTTGTATCAGCAGATTAACTTGTTGTTTGTAGACGAGCTTATTGATAACGGGCTAGACGCAGCTGGCGTAGAAGGTGCATTGGCTGTACTTAAAAAGATGGGGCGTGAGCGTAAGAAGAACATTTTTTTAATATCGCATCGCGATGAACTAGTGGGTCGTGTTAACAATGTCTTAAAAGTTGTTAAGGAAAACGGTTACACTAGCTATGCTAACGACTTGGAAGTAAATGAGTAAGCATGTAGAGCCAAGTCCATATCAAAATGAGGAGTCTCACGACCGCCTCATGGCAGCTTTTAAGGAATATTTTAAGGCAAATCAACGTTGGATTGACAAAGGCTCACGTTTATCAGGCGAAAATGTACGCTACTGGCTAGCGCAAATACGCATTATAGCCCGGGAACGTAGAACACATGTACAGCAATATCGTGTACATTTAGATCAAACCAAGGCACAAAAAAAGGCAAACCAAAAGGCAGGGGATGGTACTGATGAATAATATACATATATTATGTCCTGGTACTATAACAATGAAATCGTTGAATCGCTTCCGGAAGAGTGTGTTGGGTTTGTATATTTGATAACAAACACCATTTCCGGGCGTATGTACATAGGCAAAAAACTAGCAAAATTTTCTAAAACTACTTATAAAACAGTAAAATTAAAAAACGGCACTAAGAAAAAAAAGAAAATCCGTGGTAAAATTGACAGTGATTGGCGTACTTATTATGGTTCGTCGGACGAATTACTCAAGGATATTGCGCAGTTAGGTCAAGAAAACTTTCGTCGAGAGATACTATTCTATTGTAAATCTAAGGCAGAAACGTCATATATAGAGGCTCGTGAACAGTTCAGCCGTCGTGTGCTGGAATCAAAAGACTATTATAATGGTCAAATTTCTGTGCGTGTACACGGTTCACATATACTCAAATCATAATAAACTAGGCAAGTAAAACACCAAATAAGCCCGCACAGGCGTTGATATTGTGCCCTAAATCCGTTCTGATGTGTGACGGTAAGGTAGTTCTGCTTGGTGTCAGAGATGTAGATTACTATCCTTTACAGGACGCAGATGGAATATGCCTATAGAATCCGTTTAATCTACAGCAAGAATTTTCAAGGCTAAAAGAGGGGTAGTAGCCCCACGTTTACTAATATGTTAGTGTATATTAGTAAGCCGCCGTCATATAAAGACAGCATGAGCAGGTACCGGATGACCGCCTGTGTTTTAGTGCTAACACTAAGTGATATTGTTCAACTCAGATAATGTCCATTCGCTTTGCCCGCCAGGGCAAAGTGTGACTGAACAATCTAGATAATATCTTTAACGCTTCGCGTTTTAAATACTTTAAAAATAAAGAATAGTTCGAGCGAAAGCGAAGAACAGAAGAACGCAAGTTCTTCTTTAGTGTGTAGATAAATATCACATAGGATAACGAATATGAAAGTTTATGAAATAATCTCTGAACAACAAGTAAATGAAGGTCTTGTTGGATCTGCTGCTAATTTTGTTGGCGGTTTGTTCGGCAGTCAAAGATCTAAACTGGTAGCTGAACTAGGAGAACTATTAGCCAATAAGGGTAAATGGTCAGGTGCGGCTACAGAAAAAGAAGCACTAAAAGCTCTTAAAAAGAAGTTTGGTCCTAAAGCTGTTCAAATGGCACAGCAAGATAAAACTATTGTAAGCGATGCTCTTAAAACAGCCAACAAAGTTCGTGATCCTAGCATGTTACAAAAAGTTGGCGGTGCTTTATCTAAAACAGCTGGTGCTACAACCAAATGGAACCTATTGGAAAAAGGTGTAGCCGGTGCTCTTAATTTATGGAGTATCAGTGAGTTTATTAAACCTTTCATGGAATTTAGAGAGCAAATGGCCAATGCTCAAAGTCAAGTGGATGCTAACCATTGGACACAGGCAAACTATCAAGCGGCTTTGAATCAACAAAGTGCAATTTTAATTACCAAGTGGGCAAGTTTACTAGTTGTTGGTAAGCTATGGGGTAAAGTATTTGAAGGCCCATTAGGTCAAAAATTCATGACCAAGTTTCCTATTTTAGGAAGAACATTAATCCAAGGCGGTAAGAATTATATTGCTAGAGATTGGATTACCAACGACACAAACAGCAAAGCTATTGCTGCTTGGATTGCCACAGAAATTCCTGGACTAGCAGACGCTCTTGGCGGTGCTGTAAGTCCATTCTTAAAACCATTACTAGCTGGTGCTAGCTCAGGTGCTAGTTCAACAGATACTTCAGGTGCTGGCGGTAATGGAGGAGCTGCTCCTTCAGGAACAACCACAGGTACTACACCACAACAAGATATTGGATCAACATCTACACCAGGAGCTGCCGATAACAAACCTGCAGGCGATATAGATCCTAACACTGGTAAAACTAAAATGGGACGTAAAATGTGGAGTGTGGACCCTACTGCAGTCAATAACTATGATATTACTGGTTGGGTACAAAAGCCTGGAGATCCACATAGCATTGTAGATCCAAAAGATCCTAGTAGATTCTTACCTAAGCCAGATACATATACCTGGACTCCAGGTTAAAGTAACGGCATCTGGCTTACTTTAGTAGCTTCTATATTGTCGTTGATTACTGCGTAGATTGCTTCGCGATCTTCAAAGCTATAGATTGTTAATAGATCATTTACAGTAACGCCGCCCCGCATGTACCAACTGATCCTAAATAAATCTTCTTTAAATCGCTTTACTTCTTTTTCCAGCCCAACTAACTTGTCTTGTATTTCCTGGACGGACAACTTAATTAGGCTTTCCCGAAAAAATTACTTTGATCCAGCTCGATGAATATGCCAGTTTCAGTACCACAGGTGTCACACTTTACTGGATAAGTTGGACTTTTCCATAGCTCACGATTTTTTTCAATGTGATCTTTAATAGCATCAAACACACTCTTATCACAGTTGCTTAACCATTCGTGTATAAATGCAATATCAGTGACTACAGTGTTTGGAAGTTCAACACTTTCAACGCTGGCTTTGTACAACTCACTTTGAATTACTGATAGTTCTTGGAACAATTCGTTAATACGCAGTTGTTGTTCTGCTTGATCTTCAATTTGTTCTGTTTGTTGTAAACGTTGTTGTAGTCTAAAATTCTTAAGATTAAATTCAGTACTTTCTTTATAAGTCAATGGTTTAGTTTTAATAATCATGTCTGGTAATTCAACAACATTACTATAGACAAATTTATTAAAATGTTCAACAATTCTTCCAAGATCTAAATCGTATTCGTTTTCAGTACCACACTTGGAGCATGTGTGTAAAACAGCCATTTCGTTACCAAATGTAGCAATACGTATGGCGGCAAACACCATGTTAAGGTCAATAATACTCATTGACCAAGCATCTTTAATACTAGGGCAACAGCTTTCAATAACTTTAACCGTGCTTTCTCCAGTCAATAATGCATCTGGAGTTTTAAGTATAATTTCATCCATGCCTGTCATACCATAAACGGGCATGTTTGTAGCATCACCTTGAAACGTGCCTGGCTTATTGTATAAACCTTGACTAGGTAATCTGATGTAAACTTTAGGTTGTCTAAAGAATTGCTGTAAAGGGTTTTGTGCCATTTTAGGCTCCTGATAAATATACTATGTAGTATTTATATACGCATATTTTACCAGGAATTTTTCATGGCTGATAAAGACGAAATCATTGCCGCAATTAAAGAAGGCTACAAGCAAGTATCTGGAGCAACCGGAAATTCTGCTGCGCCAGCAGGTGGCGGAGCAGCTCCTTCGACTAGCTATCTGTCCAATTTTAAAGATCAGATAGGTAAAGTTACTGAAGCTGGGGTACCACTTGTTGTTGGATTCAATAGATTAACACAAGGTTCAGATGCAGCTAGTACAGGTCTTGGTTTATTAAGCAAAGCGGCTGGTACTGTTGGATTAGAAGGGCTTGGCGCAAACATACAAAAGTTTGGTGGCGCAATTCTCGAACAAAAGACTAATATGGATAAAGCCAGTGCCGAGTTAGGTATTGGCGCAAATAATATTGGTAAGTTTGTAAGAATGTCAGGCGAAGCTGGCTTGACAACTCAACAGTTTACAGAAGCCATACAAAAGTCTAATGGCATGTTGTCAGGATTGTCTGGCAATGCACAACGTAGCGCAGAAGTATTTTCTAAAGTAAGTAAACAAATTCAAGAAAGCCCAATGGGCGAACAATTGAATGCCATGGGCATTACAGCACAAGAGATGGCAACTTACACAGCTCTTAGTATGGCTAACCAAACTAAGAAAGACATGACTACTGAAAAGAGTCAGAAGGAAGCTGCCGCTGCCGCAATGGAATTAGCACAAGAGTTAGATGCAACTAGTAAGATATCAGGACAAAGTCGTGAGGCATTAGCAAAAACATTACAAGAAGAAGAAAAGAAACCTAACGTTATCTTGATGGAAATGCAAATGTCCAACGAGC